GTGTCCAATGCCTGCACACACCCCGGTTTTTCCCTGCACACACGGCCATAAAGTGCTCACACATTGGCAAATGCCGTCACACAACTTTGTTGCACAGTGACCACTGACCGTTGACCACGGGCAATGGGCACTGGCAATGGTCCGTTGTTAGTGGTCATTCCCACCGGGTCTCGGCCTCCTGTTCGTTGATCCGTTCCCAGTGGGCACGCAACTCCAGTTTCGCTTCGTCGAGGTCGTTCTTGCAGCGATAGAGGAGCTGCACATAGTCGACTGTGTCCCAACACTCGGCGACCCAATGGCCGCCGGTGTCGTAATGGTCGTTGGCATAGCGCTTGAGCAGGTCCACATTGTGGTGGGTCATGGGTATTAGTCCTCTGTGAACGCGCGGAGGTAGAGGGCAAAGCCGCCCGTTATAAGTGAGAAGGCGAGGAACGCCACTTGCACTTGGGCGGGGGTGAAGTCCAGGAGTTGAGGGGGCGGGAATAGGGCAGCAATGAACACTGCGATAGATCCGATGAAGATGACGGATGAAGTGCGGGCATGCATGGTTAGTTACCTGTGGTTAGGGGTGGGGAGGTTGGAGGTCCCTCCCCGTTGGGGGTTAGCTGAAGAGGTTGAGTACGCCGAGGACGAAGAGGGCTGCCATGTCAGGCTTCTCTTTGGCGTAGGCGATGACGGTCTTGGATGCTTCTTTAGCCTTTTCGGCTGCGAGGTATCCGGCGTCGGGGGTCTGGTCTTGGTTGTTGGTGGTCTGGTTGATGTTATCCATGGTAGATACTCCTAGTTAGTGATAGATACACAATAGATACTGACCGCGAGACACGAAGTGTCGAGCGTGATTTGTTGGGGGTTACTGGGGGACAAGGTTCCATAGATGAGGGTGAAAACAAGGTTCCAACGGGTGAATCCGGGAAGAGGGGGGGTGCTGGAGTCCGAGGGGGGAGATAGTGTGTGAGCGATTTAGATAGGAAAAATCGATCACCCTACCCCCCTTCAGAAAAACGAAACCTGAAAAAATTTTTATAAAATTTTTTTGCAAGGCGTTTTTGCGTATACTCCCGCCCTTAACCACGGCCCACGAGCCACTGATGACGGACAGTAAAATCTGTTCACGGTGCCAAAAGGAGCTGCCTTTAACCTCGTTCGAGCAGATCAAGGGGAGGTCGCTGCGGAGTTTCTGTCGCCCCTGCAAACTGGCCTCTGACCGTCAACAACGGTCCACGGGCTACAGATCCTACCTCTCGAACCTCCTGTCCAAGAGCCGGGACACCAATAAGAAACGGAGGTTTACCGGTTACGAGGTAACCCTTGATCAGTTGGTCGAGCTCTGGGAGACGCAGGATGGCCGCTGCGCGATATCGGGGGTCGTTTTAACCCACCATAACGACGGGTCCGGCCTCAAGGACTTTAATGCCAGCATCGACCGGATCGATAGCACCCTGGGGTATATACCGGGTAATGTTCAGCTGGTGGCTTACCGGGCTAACATGCTGAAACAGGCCCTAAGTAGCGACATGCTGTACTGGTGGGTGAAGACTATTTACCAGCACTCTTGTGATTGATCATTAGTAGGGCTAATATAAATGCTGCCGAAAGTCCAGGTATTCGCTATAGAGGGGTTTGACGAGGCTATCATCGGTATCGCCTACAGGGGCGGGTACGAGGTGCTGGTCTACGACGGGGAGATAGCCGAGGCCATAGTGGCCACGCTGGCTAAAAAACCCATGTCCCTCCACGACTACCTGACTCATATTGCCCTGCATAAGTTGGGCGATAAGGCACCGGTTTTTGCATATCTGGACATAGAAATAGGTGGAGACCTCAGCGATTCAACAAGAGAACCAGGCACCCCTATCCACTGACCTCGCTCATTCCGATGAGCTGATGTCACATGTCGAGTTCCAGTCGCTCACGCCCTACATGGGGCTGACGCTGAGTTCTCTGACCGTGCAACAGGAGCGGCTGGTTCTCTACATGGCTCGCGGGATGACTATCGCTGCAGCGGGGCGAGCGGCTGGTTATGCCAGCTACAAGAACGCTCTAGAAGCAGCGAAGAACCCGTCTGTCGTGAAGGCGTTGGACTACTTCCGCGAACAGATGCGCGAAGAGGTGAAGTTTACGCGGTCGCACGCGCACCAGATGTATCTGGACGCGTACAACGCGGCGGCTACCTCGACGGAGATGAAGAACACGGTGGACTCGCTCGTGAAGTTGCACGGGCTGGCTGCACCAGATAACGCGACGCAGATCAACATCAACGTTAACACCGCCCAGATGGAACGGATGAGCGACGAAGACTTGCTGAAGTTGGCGGGTAAAGACATCGATTATCTGGAGCCAGAAGCACCTTGATAGGCGACATCCCAATGTTGGAGTGCAGAGGGTGTAAGAATATACACCCTGAGACCCTGTACTCGAACAGGAAGGAACGGGTATGTGTTTACTGTAAAGCGGACGAGCAGGATGGGATGCCCCAGCCCGCTTCGCCTGAGCCGGTAAAGTCACCGGAACTAACTGTGAAGGAGCACGCCCAGAAGGAGCTTGCTTCGCGTATCTTGTCCCGTAAGCGGCTGCTGCCGTTCGTAGAGAAGTTCAACCCTGACTACAACGCCGGTTGGGTACACAAAGATGTCTGCAAAAGGCTCGAACAGTTCTCGCGTGACGTCGTGGATCAAAAATCTCCGCGACTCATGCTATTTATGCCTCCCCGTCATGGCAAGAGTACGCTGGCGTCGGTTTCGTTCCCGGCTTGGCATCTGGGTCGTAACCCTGAGCATGAATTTATTAGTTGCTCGTATTCGGGTTCGCTTGCGATGGGTTTTAGCCGTAAGGTACGTCAAGTACTTCGTGAACCGACGTATAAAGCGGTATTCAAAACGCGCCTGGATCCGGATAGTCAGAGCGCTGAGGCGTGGCTGACTACGGATGGCGGTGGCTTCGTAGCTGCCGGTGTCGGCGGTGGTATCACCGGTAAGGGCGCACACATACTTGTTATCGACGACCCGGTTAAGAACCGCGAGGACGCAGAGAGTCAGAACAACCGGGATGCGAACTGGGACTGGTATACGTCAACGGCGTACACCCGTCTTGCTCCTGGCGGCGGCGTGTTGGTAATTCTAACGAGGTGGCATGATGATGACTTGGCTGGCCGACTTCTTAAATCGGGTCTTCAAGGCGGAGACGAGTGGGAAGTCGTCAGATATCCCGCCATCGCCGAAGAAGACGAAGAGTTCCGTAAAGCTGGTGAAGCCCTCCACCCGGAGAGGTACAGTGTCGAAGCGCTCCGTCGAATTGAAAAAGCCGTAGGTCCTAGAGACTGGTCAGCGCTTTATCAGCAGAACCCAGTAGCCGATGACGGTCAGTACTTCACCCGTAGCATGGTCAACTATTATGACCCAGAGGACATTGATGAAGATGCCATGCGTTACTACTGCGCGTGGGACTTGGCTATCGGTAAGAACGACCGCAACGACTACAGCGTTGGCATCGTTGTCGGTATCAACGACCGCGATGACATGTTCGTGACGGACGTCGTACGCGGGAGGTTCGACGGCTTTGAAATAGTCGAACGAATACTTGATCTCTATGAGCAGTGGAAGCCCTCGATCATCGGCATCGAAAAGGGGCACATCGAAATGGCCCTCGGCCCGTTCCTCGAAAAACGCGTGCGTGAGCGCGGATTGTTTGAAGCGTACTTCAAAGACCTAAAAACCGGACGCCGTGATAAAGAAGCGCGTGCTAGAGCTATCCAGGGGCGCATGCAGCAGGGCAAGGTGTATTTTCCTCGTGACGCATCGTTCTCTGGTCCATTGATCGCGGAACTTCTTCGGTTCCCGAATGGTACTCACGACGACCAGGTTGATGCCCTGTCGTGGATCGGTCTCATGATGACCGAGTTTTCAACGTATCAGGCTCCAGTTGTACATGTACAGTCTTGGCGGGACAAACTCATCTCTCTTACTCGCGGACCCCGCCAAAAATCCGCGATGAGTGCATAACATGGCAAAGATCAAAACCCAGTCGATCGAAGATCAGCAGCTTGCCCATCAGCAGTGGAACCGCTATGTGCGGGCCCGCGACAACGGGCATCTGCAGTATGTCGAGATGGCTAAGAAGTGCGACGCGTTCTATCGCGGCGACCAGTGGGACCAGGTTGATCTTGCCGCCCTGGAAGCAGAAGGTCGTCCCGCACTGACCATCAACACCATTCTCCCGACCGTGAACACGGTCCTTGGAGAACAGTCCACGCGCCGTGCCGACGTGCAGTTCAAACCGCGCCGTGGTGGTGATCAGGACGTAGCGAGCGTGCTGACCAAGCTGTACATGCAGATTGCTGATAACAACAAGCTCGACTGGGTCGAGCAGGCGGTGTTCAGCGACGGCCTCATCATGGACGGCCGTGGTTACTTTGACGTTCGTATGGACTTCACCGACCACGTCGAAGGTGAGATCCGCATCACGGCTAAAGACCCCCTCGACATCCTGATCGATCCGGATGCGAAGGAGTACGACCCGAAGACCTGGAACGAGGTGTTCGAGACCAAGTGGATGACCCTCGACGAGATCGAGGAACTCTACGGCAAGGATAAGGCGGAGTCGCTACGCTTCGTAGCCGAGAACGGTAACGGCTTTGGCCGCGACTCGATTGAGTATGAAGAGACCCGTTACGGTAAGACGGACAGTAGCCAGGATTACTTGGGTGCCGCTATCCCCGGCAACGGAGACTACCGTAACATCCGTGCGCTTCGCGTGATTGCTCGTCAGTATCGCAAGATGGGCCGGGCTGATTTCTTCGTTGACCCGAACACCGGTGATCAGCGCGAAGTCCCCGAGAACTGGAACGAGCAGAAGGCGAAGAAGTTCGCTAAGCAGTACAACTTGAGCCTGATCTCTAAGGTCGTGCGTCGAGTTCGCTGGACCGTTACCTGCGACAAGGTTGTGCTGCATGACGACTGGTCGCCGTACGATGACTTCACCATCGTGCCGTACTTTGCGTACTTCCGTCGCGGCCGTCCGTTCGGCATGGTCCGCAATCTGCTTTCCCCGCAGGAGCAGCTCAACAAGATCGCGAGCCAGGAGCTGCATATCGTCAACACCACGGCCAACAGTGGCTGGATGGTGGAAAGCGGTTCGCTCGTCGGCATGACGGCCGATGATCTAGAAGAGCACGGCGCGGAGACCGGCTTGGTGGTCGAGTACAATCGTGGCTCATCGCCGCCGACAAAGATCACTCCGAACCAGATCCCGACCGGCCTCGACCGTATCAGCCAGAAAGCGGCCCTTAACATTAAGGTGATCAGCGGCGTGAACGACTCGATGCTCGGGTCGGACGGTGCTGAAGTGTCTGGTATTGCTATACAGGCCAAGCAGAACCGGGGGGTCATCATGATCCAGGTTCCGCTTGATAACCTGCGTAAGACCCGCCATTATCTCGCTGAGAAGGTGCTAAACCTGGTTCAGAAGTTCTATACTGAACAGCGAGTGATCCAGATCACAAATGAAGACGACCCGTTGAAGCCGCGCGAGCCGCTCGTTGTTAACGAGATGACTCCGGAAGGCCGCGTCATTAACGACCTCACTTTGGGTGAGTACGACGTCGTTATCAGCACCGCTCCGGCGCGTGACTCGTTCGATGAGATGCAGTTTGCCGAGGCCCTTAACCTGCGGCAAGTCGGCGTTGCCATCCCGGATGACGCCATCATTGAATACAGCCACCTTGCCCGTAAGGGTGAACTCGCCAAGCGCATCCGCATGATGACCGGTGTCGAGCAGACCCCGGAGCAGATGGAAGCGTCGGCAATGCAGGCAGAGATCGCAATGCAGCAGGTGCAGCTGGAACTGGCCCGTATGCAGGCGGAAGTGCAGAAGTTGCAGTCCGAAGCCGCGATCAACATCGCCAAGGTGCAGGACGTCGCAGACGTACAGCCCCAGCTCAAGATGGCCCAACTGCAGACGCAGATCGGACTCAAGGAGCAGGAGTTGCAGCTGCGGCGTGAGCTGGCCTCGCTCACCAACCAGACCCGTCGTTCGCAGCAGGAGACGGCTGCAGCGACGCGCATCGCAGCCACTGTCATGCAGACGGCAGCGAAGACGCAGACCCAGGGTACGCCGCGACCCATCCCGAATATGCGGCCGATGACCCCACAATAGGAGATTGAATATGTCTGAGGACAAGAAAGACGCTAGCCTTGACCGGATGCCTGGTTCCGATCCAGTGGAAGCCGCGCCCGAGGCGAAATTCGACCTGAACTTTGGCTTGGGCGAAGAGCCAAAGGCCGAAGCCCCGGTCGAACAGCCGGAAGTCGCTGAGGAACCGGTTGCCGAGGCTCCTACGGCCGAGGTAAAGGCCGAGGAAAAGCCCGAAATTCCGGAAGTCCCCGAGCCGGTCGTGCGGGCCGAGGCCAAGGAAGAGCCGAAAATTACTCAGGAGACTGAGCAAAAGAAGCCGATGGTGCCGAAGTCGCGCCTCGACGAGGTGTTGGCTAAGCAGAAGGCTCTGCAGAAGCAGCTCGATGATCTGATGGCAGCAAAAACCGCTGCTGAGACGGCCCCAGATAGCTTTGATTTCGCGGTCAAGGAGGTCGAATACCAGAACATGGTGCTCGACGGGCAGCATGAAAAGGCTGCGGCGCTGCGTCAGGAGATCCGCCGGGCTGAACGCGCCCAGTTGGAGTTTGAGCTGACCCAGAAAATGGAGCAGAAGGTCACCCAGAGCCAGCAGATGTCGGCGCTGCAGCAGGCCGCGTCGGAGCTGGAGACGAATTTCCCGGTTTTCGACCGCAACAGCCCTGAGTTCAACGAGAAATACACGCAGGAAGTGATCGATCTGCGCGACGCATTTATCGTTAAGGGCGAAAACCCCGTCGCTGCGCTGTCAAAAGCGGCTAAGTTCGTCCTCCGTGAGTACGATCTGGTCGATATGAGCACCCAGGAAACCCCGTCTTTGGCGGCTCCTACCGCTACGAAGGCCGCTCCGGTCGACGAAGTGGCTAAAAAGCGTGCCGATATCGCCCGCAAGATGAAGGCCGCCGAGTCCCAGCCGCCTGATATGCCGGGTGAGAGCTCTGCCGCACGCGGTGAGAAGGCATTCGACGTTATGCAGCTGACGGAGGACGAGTTTAACGCCCTCCCGGCAGCGACCCTTAAGCGGCTGAGAGGCGATGTCGTCTAATGGCTACCCGAGACTCGCGTTTGGCCCGAGCTGGCGTCTCTGGCTACAACAAACCTAAGCGCACACCAAGCCATCCGACCAAGAGCCACGTGGTTGTGGCTAAGTCGGGCGAGCAAGTAAAGACTATTCGCTTCGGCCAGCAGGGCGTGAGCGGCTCCCCCCGTAAAAAGGGGGAGTCCGAAGCCTATCGCAACCGCCGCGAGTCTTTTAAAGC